CCGTAGCCCTCGAATACGACGGGCACATCAACCCAAACATTGTCCGGGAACGGCTACCAGCCTGGGTCCAGCCACAGCTCGTCGGCCCCACCTACCGGGCCCTCTACCTGGCCGGCGACATCGACGCCGACGGCTGGACCGTCAGCACGGACAACCGCGGCCGAAACAGCGGCAAACCAGCCCGCTGCTACCGGCTCCGGCTCGACCCGGAGCAAACAACTTGAGCAGACCAACCAAATGCGGCGCGGCAAACTGCGACTGCGGAAACCACTGCAACACACGCGAGTGCCACTGCTCCCACACCAGCTGCGACTACGGCTGGATCGACATCGGAGCCACCACAAGGCCCTGCGGAACCTGCCGACCCAAGATGTACGCCGACTGGGAACGCAGCCTCGAGCAAGGCATCAGCTTCAGCAAATACCGTCAACGCTCCCGCGGAGGTCCAAATTGAGCACGCTTGCCTGGGTCCGACTAGACACCGCCATGCCCAGGAACCAGAAGATCCTCACGCTTCTGGCCATGAGGGACGGCCACCGGGCAGCCTTCGTTTACGTCTGCGCCCTGTCCTACGCCGGCGAGCAGGGCACAGATGGGCTCGTCCCTTCGCCCGCCCTGCCCATGATCCACGGGCGGCCGGTCGACGCCGAACGCCTCGTTGACGTCGGCCTTTGGCGGCCCTGCCCAGGCGGCTGGGTCATCCACGACTGGGCCGACTACCAGCAGACCAACGCCGAAACCGAGAAGCGCACAGCCCGAATGCGGGCCATGGCCGAAGCCCGCTGGGGCAAGCGCAAAGCCATGCCTGACGCATTGCCCACAGCAATGCCTACAGCATCGGAGGCTAGCAATGCCTAGCGCAATGCAGAGGAGAGGAGAGGAGAGGAGAGGACTGAGAGGAGAGGGTGGTCAAGATGCGTAGAGATACTTCACTTAGTACCGCGCGCGAGGAAAACGACCCCCGACCATACGCACGCCTCCTCGACCAGCTCGTCCTCGACTACGTCCTCCTACGACAAACCTTCCCAACCCCCATCACCGCCCGCACCCGAACCGCCCCCAAAGCCAGCCGCGAATACGGCCACCCCGCCCAATGGGCAAGCGACACCGCCCGCGCCATCGCCGACTGCCTAGACGCCACCGACGAAGCCCTACGCGACCACCTAGGCCACACCCCACCCCCACCCCGCCAACGCAGCGAAACCCGCGTCATCAACCACGCATACAACAGCCTCAAAACCCGAATCCAAGAACTCGCCAACTACCCAGGCGCCGAAGCCTTCCGCGAAGAAGCCAGCAACATCCACCACCAGATCCGCCGCGCCCTAGGCCACAGCCGCCAACGCAAAGCCCTCGCACTCCCCTGCCCCAGCTGCCAATGGCTACCCGTATTTCGCACCGTCTACGACAACCGCCAAGACACCATTGAATGCCACAACTGCGGCCACGAAATCAAAGAACAGGAATACGGCCTCTACGCGCGCATCCTCGTCGACGAGCTACTCGCAGCCGCAGACCACGACGCCCCCATTGACACGGACGCGTCCCAGTGAGACGCTACTGCCAGCGGAGAACGTCTGCCCAAAGCGCCATCGACACGACCACGTCGAGGCGCTTTCGTGCGTCTGGAGGACTCCACCCTGTGCTAGCACCCGACGGACTCAACACCCTAATCAACAGCACCGACGCGGCAGCCATCGCCGGCGTCAGCGTCAGCACGATTCGCACCTGGAAAGAACGCGGCCTCATCCAGCCAGCCGGACTCGACGAACGCAACCGTCCTCTCTACCGCCTCGCCGACATAGCCCGAGCCGAACGCCAAACCCGGCAACGAAACTGGCAACGATGAAAGCAACCCGCCCGCGTCACGCCCAGAAAGAAGTCCGCCAACTCGCCGACTGGCTCGACGACCACGGATGGAAATACACGAACGTCGACAGCAAAGGCCACAGCATCTGGACCTGGCCAGCAACCGGGCAGACCATCACACTCCCGGAAACCCCTCGCGGAACCCTATGGCTACGAAACACCCGCGTCGAAGCCCTCAAAGCCATGGGCCAACACTGCCAGACCAAGCGACGCCCCAAGGAATACGTCCCCAGCAAACCAGCACCCGGCCTTGTCATCACACGAGCCCACGAACGCCAGATGCTGACCTGGGTCCAGGAGTGCCGCGATGAGCTATGTGCAGCAGCTACTCGCAATGGCAACGACAACGCTCGTCGCCTGTTTGAAGTATTTGCACGCCGCCTCGAGCAAATCATCACCCACTAACCCAGGAGAGGACATGGCGCAGCAGACCAAGCCCCGCGCCAAGCCCGAGCCAGCCCAGCCCATCGTCACGCTTGCAGACATTGACGAGGCGCTGGTCTACACCAGCCTCAACACCAGGCGCGACGACACCTGGCACCGCTGGGCCGACGCCCTGCTCGACGAGCGCAACCGCATCGCCCGCTCAGGCCCACGCCGCGAGACCAGAGTGATGCAGCCCAACGAATACCCAGAGCGCTAGTGATCCGCCGCCCCTGCCTGGACTGCGGCGCCCTCAATTCCAACGCCACCCGCTGCGAGCCCTGCCGCCTCACCAAGCAGCGGGCCAGGGAACGGGGCCCACGCCCCCACTACGCAGGCGACTACCCCAAGCGGGCTAGGCAAGTCAGGCAAGCGCCGGGCCCGTGCTGGATCTGCGGGATAGACACCCTCAAGCCTGGCGACATCTGGACGGCTGACCATCTGCTTCCAGGTGACCCGGCGAGCCCGCTCGCTAAGGCTCATCGGTCGTGTAACTCGTCGAGGGGGGCCCGCCCCCTCCCCCTGGGATAGACCGGGACCGGGTCGGAAGTTGGACAGGCACACGATCTGGTTACCCGCCCCGTAGCCACACACAAACAGCCGCAGTTCGCGGCATTTCATTTGACCGTTCAACGACCCCCTGTCGCGCCCACACGCGCCCTATCCGGGAGCACCCGTGATAACCCCCAACCTGCGCCCTCTGGCCGTACCTGTGGCCTCCCTAAAGCCCCTGCCTGGCAACCCGCGCCGCGGCGACGTAGACGCGGTAGCGGCCAGCCTTGCCCGATTTGGGCAGCGGAAACCCATCGTCGTTCGGGCCAGCGACCGCACCATCACGGCCGGCAACCACACCTGGCTTGCCGCCCAGCAGCTGGGATGGGATGAGATCGCCGCGGTCCTGGTCGACGACGACGACACCACCGCGCAGGCGTTTGCCTTGGCCGACAACCGCACAGCCGAGCTAGGGGGCTACGACGACGGCCTGCTGCTTGAGCTGATCCGGGCAGTTGGCGAGGCGGACGCGAGCGCGCTGGCCGATACGGGCTGGTCCGACGAGGCCATCGCCGAGCTGATAGATCGCATCGATCCGGGCCTGCCAGATTCGCCGCCGTCGGATGACGCTCCGGAGCCGCCAGAGATCCCTTTCAGCGAGGCGGGCCAGATTTGGCTGCTGGGGTCACATCGAGTGGTGTGCGGTGACGCGACCAGCGTCGCGGACCTTGAGGCTTTGATGGCGGGCGGCCAAGCGGACTGCGTGTGGACTGACCCGCCCTACGGGATCGCAGTGGTTGGCGGCAGCCGTGGCCTTAGCCCAACTGAGCGTCTCAAGCGAGGCGGCAAGACCATCCAGAATGACACCCTTGACGAGGGACAGCTGACGGAGTTTCTAGGCAGCACACTTGGCAACGCCCTACGGGTATGCCGCCCAGGGAGCGCGTGGTACGTCACGGCGCCACACGGACCCATCGGCTTAGCCTTCTCAGCAGCCCTGTCAGACCTAGGCGTGTGGAGGCACAGCCTGGTCTGGGTCAAGGACAGTCTCGTTATGGGCCGCTCGGACTACCACTACCGACACGAACCCATCTACTACGGCTGGACACCCGGCGGCGGCCACGACTGGTTCGGCGACCGTAAACAAACCACCGTCCTCGAGTTTCCGCGGCCTAAGCGCAACGCTGAACACCCGACGATGAAGCCCATCGACCTGATCGCCTACTGCCTCGAAAACAGCGCCCCAAAAGGCGGCACCGTGCTCGACCCATTCGGCGGCAGTGGTTCCACCCTCATGGCTTGCGAATACACCGGCCGCAAGGCACGCCTCCTCGAGCTCGATCCACGCTATGTCGACGTCATCTGCCGCCGCTGGCAGGAACACACGGGCAGCACACCGATCCTTGAGGCCACCGGCGAACCGCACGACTTCGCAAAGGCGGCCGATGCCTAACCCGCCCAAACCCACCGAGCGCAAACGCCGCACCGGCAACCCGGGCAAACGCGCCCTCCCCAAACCCAGCAACGTCCACCTACTCCCCGCCACAAGCCAAACCCCAGAGCCCCTACGCCCGCTAGGCCCCGAAGGCCGACGCATGTGGGACCGGATCTGGGCGTCCGGCGGCAGCTGGGTATCGGGCAACACCGACATCGAACTAGTCCAGATCGCCTGCGAAGCCATGGACGAAAGAACCGCTCTCCGCATCCAGGTGTTGCGCGGCGCCGAATGGCGCGAACGCGTAGCCCTACGCCACCTCGAGAGATCCATCATCACCATGCTCAGTCAGCTTGGCTTTACACCCACCGACCGAACCCGCATGGGCGCCGGCGAACTAGCCCCACAATCCAAGCTTGAGCAGCTGCAAGCCCGCGTCAACCGCCGCTAAACACAAACCCCCGGAGCCCTGCGCATGGCATCCAGGAAAACCCTAGGGTGGCCACCTGCCATCCTCACCCCAGTCCCGCCCGCAGATGCCCGGCGCGGCGACGGCAAATACGTCACCGAGTTCATCGAAGCGCTTTGCCCGCAGGTTAAGGACAGCATCGGCGGCCAGGCCGGCGAGCCGCTGATCCTGCGGCCCTGGCAACGCAAACTGCTCGATGGCATGTTCGCGCGACGACCCGACGGACGGTATCGCGCGCGAACAGCCGTGGCCTACATGCCCCGCAAGAATGGCAAGAGCGCCATCGGCTCCGGCATAGCGCTCTACTCGCTCCTCATGGGTCCTCGAGGCGGCGAGGTCTACAGCATCGCGGCCGAGAAAGAACAGGCCCGCATCGTGTTTGGCACCGCCAAGCAGATGGTGGACATGAGTCCCGAGCTGGCTGCCCAATGCAAGTTGTACCGCGACGCAATTGAGGTTCCGGCCACCGGCTCCGTCTACCGGGTACTTTCGGCCGAGAGCTACAGCAAGGAAGGCCTAAACCCTCACTGTGTCATCGCAGATGAGGTCCACGCCATGCCTACCCGCGAACTCTGGGACGTCATGCAGCTGGCGCAGGCCGCGCGACGCGACGCCCTCATGATCGGCATCACTACGCCCGGGGTTAAGTCTGACTCCACCGGCCAAGACTCAATCGCCTACCAACTGTGGCAGTACGGCAAACAGGTGGCATCGGGAGAGATTGACGACCCGTCGTTCTTCATGGCGGGGTGGGGTGCTCCGGAGGACGCCGAGTTCCGCGAGCAAGCAGTCTGGAAAATGGCTAACCCAGGCTTCGGCGATCTCCAAGACCCGGAGGATTTCGAGGCAGCGGTCAAGCGCACGCCCGAGAACGAGTTTCGCACGAAGCGGCTGGGAACCTGGACCTCAGCGCAGCAGGCTTGGCTACCAGCCGGGGCCTGGGACCAGCTGCCGGAAATGGACGCGGTGCTGGACGGCACCCCGGTCGTGCTGGGGTTTGATGGTTCGTTCTCTGGGGATACGACGGCGATTGTCGGCGTGACGATTGAGGAGACCCCGCGCGTCTGGCTGGTCGATATGTGGGAGAAGCAGCCCACCGACCGTGATGACTGGCGGGTGGACATTGGCGGCGTTGAG